GGAACGATTGACATACTCGTAAGGACTGTGTAATGACACCTACTGAATGGGCTGGCCTAGCCGTAGCCATATTTACTTTGATTGCTGGATTTGCTGGCGCTGTGCGCTGGATGGTCAAGCATTATTTATATGAACTACGCCCTAATGGGGGCTCTAGTGTTAAAGATAAAGTAGATGCACTTGAAAATAAAGTAGAGTTACTTACAGAGTTTGTGAAAGAAGCGTTAAAAAAATGAGCATACATAGACCTTGGGATAATCCGATAGAACCAATAGTACCTATCCTTCCTGACTGGGAAGATGATGAAGAAGACATCTGATGAAACCTGTAGCCAAAGTAGCGTCACCTGCTGCTATTGCTGTGCTCCGTCAGGCGACAGCGCTGTTTCCGAAGCGCAAGAAACTATCAGACGGATTGTTACCTTCGTTAGCGCATCGGAAAGCCAGCCCGAATTCGGACCACAATACTGGGCTAGCAGTAGATTTAACCCACGACCCTGAGAGCGGTATTGATTGTGCAATTATTTTTGAGAAACTTAAAGAAGATGAACGAGTGGATTACCTTATATACAATAAAAAAATTTGGTCAAGAGCCAGACGCAAAGAAGGCAATAGGAAGTACACAGGTAGTAATCCTCACGTTAAGCATCTACATATTTCTATTAACGCTACTCACCGTAGCGACACTAGCCCCTGGTTCTGGTGGCTGAATCAACCTAAAGTTGTGAATCAGATTATGGCTAACCTACAGCCACAGCCTAAGAAGAAGGTAGCAATAGGTACCACACTGGTACCAGTCTGCACCTGCTGTAAGGTTCACAATACAAAACGAAAGGCAATCTAATGGAACAACTAAAGCAACTATCGCTGACTTGGTTCCGTGCCGCAGCAGCCGCTGCCATCGCACTCTACCTAGCAGGAGAAACTAACCTTAAGGTTCTAGGAACAGCAGCACTTGCTGGTCTCCTTGGACCAGTATTGAAGTGGTTAGACCCATCCGCCACTGAGTTTGGCAGAGGTGCTGAGTAGCCCTTTAAACACGCTGTAAGGCGATTACAGACACAAATAGACCCCCTACCTTAATTGGATAGGGGGTCTATTTTGCTTTCTCCCAGTCTTCCCCTAACTGGAGAGAAGTTCTATGGGGACTCGCCAGCCTCCGATAGATTCATCTCTGTATTCTTCTGTCATATAGTCAGAGCCTTTGAACTTGCCGTATATTTCTACCTTAGAATAGTACTCTACATCCAGCACCTTAGTACCAAAGATAGTTCTGTCCTTGTCTTTCTCCCAGAAAGGTATCGCTGTCTGTGTCCTGACAGTTCTAACCTCAAAGTCACCGACATCTGATATGTTCTTGCGCCGTTTATGTAGGCTGTTTGGATACCACGGCACAGACCAAGTCAGGTCAAACTCTTTGGCTACTGCCCATTCAGATACATTGGCTCTTATGTTGGCATTTAATTCTGGCTCTAACTTACCCAACCGTTTACCTTCTGCGTAGTTAGGTTTATCTATTGAGCCAAACTTAGTTAGCCAACGCTCTACTGCTAGTAGTGTGCAGACTCTGACTTCTTCCTGGCTGAGTTCTACTATCATTCGTCATCCGAATCAAACCCATAATGTTTCTTAAATAATCTATTAAACTCTACAGATATCCAAGCAGGACCTATATCTAAGTCAAACCCGTATCTAGTTATAGTAAATCCAAGTGCAAACCTGACTGAATATCCCATATGTAATGAAGTATTTTTTGTTAAATCACGTCCATAATATGGCATTGTTATCCTCCTGTTACATAGAAGCCTGTGCCTTTGAAGTGCACTGGCGTTGATGTCCATAGTCTAACCATCATCTCTCCACAAAGATGACAGGCTGGCGGTATGTTCTCTGTGTGTTCTGTCAATGCACCGCAAGCCTTGCATTGAAAATCATAAAGTGGCAATGCCGTCATCCTCTCCTGATGGGGTAGGCAGAGTTACCATACTGCCACAACTAGCGCACTCCCCGTCTGTAAAATAAAATGCTATCTCCCCATCTACAAATCCACCTAACATAATAAAGACATCGCATCCACAGACACATACTTCTGTCGGCTCACCACGTAGGTCCATAGCCTTGCTGTAGTCCTTGATATGCAGCAGGTCTCTAATGTGTTTCGGTTGGCTCATCTTCATCTTCCTCTACAACTGGAGAGTCATTGTCTGTAAATGGGCGCCATCCGCCAAGGTTTCTGATTAGTGAATTTATAGCACGCTGTACTTTCATACGAGCACCATCTGGTGTTGTCTTTAAATCCTTGGCTATCAAAGCCCACTCGTTGTTTTCTGTGCTGAATTTGATTCTGAGTATGTTTTGTTTAGCCTCTGATAATCTGTAGAAGGCTGTTGCTATGTCTGACCGCAACACTAGCCAGTTCTTGCCATCGTTATTGGCTTCTGATTTATTAAACTTAAAGTTCAAATCTTTTATCTTGCTTGGCATCTCATATGTTTCAGAAATAATACTAGGTAGGAATGCTTCTATAACTGTAGCATCGTAGTAATATAAATCTAATACTTCGTAGCCAATTGTTTTTGCTTTTTCTTTCTCACAGTATGTAATTGCTGCGTTGCGTAGGGATTTGGCTATCAACTTGTCTCTGTCTTTTTGTTCTAACTTAGACCACTCAGCATACTTTCTGGTATGGGTCAGGAACCAAAGCCATAACACCTGTTGTATATCCAACACCTCAAGCATTGGATACCTGCGGTGATACTCTACTGCTAATGACGCTACTAAAGCGTCATACTCAGTTATGTACTCCTGTGCCATTCAAGCCTTCCCAAAAACCTCTTTGTACCATTAGTCCTATTATTGCATAGTTTGCTAGGTCAAGCAGGGTATCTTCGATAGGTTCATAGTTCGGCGTGTTGCCTTTGTGGTTGTAGTGCAGGTTCTCTAGCCGTGTCATTTTGTCGTGCATCCTGACTATCAACCCATTCATTGCCCCGCCTGGAGCATTGGCTATGTTGTATGGGCCGTAGTCCTGATGCTTCCTAATCATTATGATTCTTAGTTGACTTAGGATTTCTTCTAGATGTTCAGTGTCCTTCATCTAATATTCCTTTCAGCCTGTGGTCTAAATCCTGCATTGCTTCTATGACCATTACTTCTTCTATTACTTCCTTGCCCTGTCCTTCTGCTGAACCTACCAGAACTGTGGCTAGTAGACTGAGTAAAGTCTTGGCTGCTTCTGGGTCTTTGACCAGCGTCTCGTAAACGTCTAGTAGTGCTGTGCAGATATCTATTGCTTTGCTATCTGATAATGGTAGCCCCATAATTCTAGGGTTTTCTCTGATGTAATCCCATACTTCTGGTTGGTTATCGTATGAAGCATTTTCTGATTCTTTCATCTATCCACTCCGTTCCTTCCTGTAAAACAATACTGTTTACATCGTGCCCTTCGGGCATCTGAACGATGTTTACATTGCCCAACTCTCGGCTAATCTTTTTGCCGAACTCTAACCCTGGACTGTCACCATCTGCTAGTACGATAACTGTATCAAAGTCGTCAAGTATTTTTGTGTAATAGGGCTTCCAATTATTAGCACCTGGAATACCTACTGTTGGGTGTCCTGTCTTAGTCACTAATGTTATGCAGTCTATCTCACCTTCGGTGACACAGATATATCCGTTGGCTGTTAGAACTGTTTGAGCATTGAACATAGTTGTCTTTGCTCCTGGCAGTCCTATGTACTTAGGGTCTTCGCCTCTGATACTGCGGAAGCGTAGGTCAACCACCCCTGATGGGGTGATGTATGGAATTACTAGTTTACCCTTGTAGCCTTCGTGTCCTGGAGATGGATTGTCCACCACTCCTAGATGAAACATCTTTGCTTCTTCTACCGATAGACCCCGTGTTGCTAGATAGTCTGCTGCTTGGTTTATATGTTTGGCGTATTCTGTCGCTGCCTGTAGGAGAAATTGCCTCTGCGAATTTGACAGCCTCACGATAGTTACCTCCTTCTTTGTGCATAATTAAATCGTAAACATCTCCACCGACACCGCATCCGTGGCATTTGAATCTACCTTCATCAAAGTTAACTCCAGCAGATGCGTGTTTATCTGTGTGGAATGGGCACTTTATCTTGCGCCAGCCGTGCCCGCCTGATGGCACGGCGGCGCCTACATACTCTAGGTATGCAGCAATACTATGTTTTTCCATCTGCTTGTTTTAAGAGAGCGAGCCATACCTTTGCTGGCATAGTTGCATACCACTCACCTACGTCTCCTTTTCCTTTCCGTTTGTGAAGCACGGTTCCTGTCCACGCTCCATCGTTCTTCATCTCTACTTCTAACTCTGCTGTCCAGCCTGCAAGGTCTAACTTAGCGTGGTTCTTAATCTCTATTGTTACTCCTGGTATGCCACTGATGTCGCCCTTATCAAGGGTCGCACCTGCTAATCTGCGGTCTGCATAGAGATAGCCGTTGGCTTTAAGCCAAGCAACTACATCCCGTTCTGCTCCGCTGCCTTTGCGCTTGGCTGCACTACTCAATTGCTGCCAATGCAATCTTACTTACTTGTGCCTGAAGCATATTGTAAAGAGTATCATTGTTATATAACTCATCAACTATTATATTCCATTCACCTTCTGTTACTGCTCTACCTATTGTTACTTCTATATCTTCTTGACTGAATGAACAGTCCCATATTTTACTTTCCATTACATTGTCTCCTGTGAGTATTTGATTTGAACATCTTCTAGATACATACTGTCAGGGTTGAAGGCTAGGCTGACATAGTTGTTACCTGTCTGGTCTGCTCGCCCGTATCTGTTTTTGACTGGGGCTACACAGAGATAGGTATCATCACCTTGTTTCATCTGACCGATAGTAAGAACCATTGCTGGTATCTGATTGACTAACCCTTGTATTGCTGAACGGGGTTGGCAGGGATAGCCATCAAAGCCTTCCTTGGTATGGTGCAGAACAAGCACGGCAGAATTGGTATCTCTTGCGAGATACTTCAACTCCTTCATTGCTGCACGCATACCCTGGAATTCTTCGTGTCCATCCATTGCAATATCCATTAGGTTATCTACAACTATAAGCGTAGGACTTCTACCCCAAACTGTTTCAAATGCACTGACCTCATCATCTAAATCTTTAAGAGTGGGAGTGGATTCAAAAGACCAGAACAAATGATTGTTAAGGGTAAGAACTTCTTCTGCCTGTTGTGGTTCACGCTTTAGCATCTGTTCTGCTGCTGTCTGTGTAATGCGACTAGACATAGCAAGTAATCTCATAGCCATAGTGTGAGCGTTAGTATCTGCGCTGAAGTACAGCGTAGGTACTTTTGCTCTGGCTGCAATAGCCAGTGCGATAGATGATTTACCTGCACCTGGAGTGCCAGCAATCATTGTAATTTCTGCACGGCGCAGGATAATTCCTGCCCGTTCAAATGCAGCAAAGGCAGGCGGTAATGGTTCTCCGCCTACCTCTGCTTTGTTGATACTACGCTTGAGTGTACGCAATTTTGTTTCCACACCTTACGCAGAATATTTCTGCTTTAGTAGTTGAAGCATAGTAACTATGACCAATTAATTTACAGAGCCACATATTACTTCACTTGGTCTGCAACAAATGTATTCCATTCTGGTGAGCCTGCTTTGACATATACATTTCTGCACTTGTCAATTGCACCCTTCGGTGCTGGGCAGAAGTAACCACGATAAGTGGAACCATCTTTGCCTGTGCCTTGAATGGCTGTCATCTTTCCGTGTGGACAATTACGTCCATTGATTGATGGTGCTGAGCCCCAACCACCGTTAGCAACTGGTGCTGCTACTGGCTGGCTGTCGATGATTGATGCGCCGAGTGTTGCTGCTACTTGTGCTGGTGCCATTGGCTGATTCTGAACTGGTGTTACACCTTTGGCTGCTGCTTCAAGTTCTGTTACTGCTGACTTGATTGCATCTAGTGCTGATGATACGAGTTGGTCTAGTTCATCTCCGTGCTCTGCACGAACTGTAACTAGTGAACCTGCTGGTGTTTTAACTGTGATACTGATTGGTGCTTCAGTGCTAGCCACTGATATCTCCTTCTTCAAATGGAGTAACAAGACCCTTTTTGTCTCGCCACTGTCTGACTTTCATTGCGAATTGTACTCCCTTCCAGCCCTCTTTAATGTCTATCCAAACTAATTTACATAGACCAGTTCCTGCTGGAAGATGGATGATAACTGCTTTCTCTTTATTGATATCACCCCAACTACCACGGCGACCCGTAGCAACGTCATACGGGGAGCCGTTGGCGTAAATTGCTAATTGAATAGCAATATTATTGGGATGGTCAATGCGACCAGTCTTTATATCTGCGATGAACTTCTCACCTTTATATTCAATTATCCTGTCGGGAGTACCAGCAATCTTGTACTTATCCAACACGCAGAACTGTTCTATAAAGAACTTCTTGAGATGTCCTGTTGCTTGTTCATAGGCTCGGATGTCCCCTGCCCATTCGTCTGGTATTGGGCCAGGTGACTGTCCCAAATCTAGTTTCTCTGCTATTGCGTGTAGTGCTGTGCCGATACTGGCTGCGCGGCTAGCGCCTGCTACTTCCATAGCATCTTCTATCAACTTGTTAATAGCCATCTTGTCATCGCCTGCTGCACTGATGGCTAGTAGTAAATCATTGCGTACTGTTAAACCTATTGCAGCCATACGCATCTTCCAGGCTGTCAGTGCTGAGGCATCATCTAAACTGTTAGCAATTGTAGTTGCTCTTGTGTAAGCAACTGGCTTGCCTCCTGCTTTAGGAATTATTAATGGTCGTCCGTACCTATCACGTTCTATTTCTATTTTCATATGTCCCTTGTCTCCTTGTAAAAGAGACGGGCTGGAAAAGGAGACTAATCAAACTCCAGCCCATCTCAGTAGGCAGAGTGTATCAGATAGAACGGGTATCTGATTGCTCTGATGTGAGATGACATTGGCAAGCACACTGTCTCCTTAATGCACGGATACCGATGACCACGATACCCCCGCATTCTTTGTGCTTACCTGCCATACATTTACTAGATAGCAGTGCCTCATCATAGGTATGGTCTGCTATCTTGGGCATTAGTTAATCCCTAGAAATACTTGTGATTTCAACTGACCAATCATCACCTAGTTCACCTTCATCATCGTACTCAAGGCGAACATTATTGTATGCTAGGTCGCTGGCTTCATCTTCATTGTCTGCAAGAATGTTAGATATACTGAAAGTAATTCTGCCTTCTACGCAGTAACTACTCTTTAATATATCTGCACCGATTTCCTTAAGCAAGTCATTGATATCATCCACGGCACAGGTAATATCAGTCTGGTCACTTGGATTGTCATAGCGTTCTTCAAAGAACGTACGAACTTTATCTCTTATATCTACTATCTTTCCATAGCGTTCCGATGCTCTATCTTGAGAGGCACTCAGTTGTACGCGTAGTGCATCACGTTCAGTGATGGCTGCGATAGCCATCTCTTCGGTGAACTTAACTGTTGTTCCGTCTTTATCTGTATAGATAATTTCCATTGCTGTCTCCTTATGCTAGTGCTAGTTCTTGTGCTCTTATCTTTAGGCTATCACTGCCACCTGACATTGTTCTAACGCCTAGTGACTTTGACTTACCTGGTTTGCCGTGGTCGGCATACTCAATAACTGCCTGCCATAGACCGAAGGCAGTCTCTCGGATGTTCTCCTGAGTAGGACTGTTCTCGTATATGTCTAGGCTTCTGGCCCTGTGGTTGAGTGCATTGGTGCGTTGCATCTTCTCACCTGCAGATAACAGTGGGATAGGTGTATCTTCTACCTTGCTAGGCAATGGGAATACTTTCTTGAAGTAATCCACTGCTTGCTGGCGGGTAACTTGACGCTCAAGCATTGCTTCTGACATAACTGTGTAGTCATCAATAGTTGTGTAGGCAATATCAAGAATGCCACGGACATCATTAACATCTAACTTAGAGTTAGTTGTATGACGCAGCATATAGGTACGCTTCTTGTCAGTAGCCCGATAGATTTTGTTTATCTGATTGTGACAGAATAACCGTTCGATAATAGGGCGGATAAGAACAGAGCCACTACCATCGTGTGTAGTTTTGGCTAGCAGGAATGCTGCGTGTGGGTCGCCTTTGATTTCCATTTCAATAGGCAACTGCATAAGCATCCATACTTTGGCACCTGCTGCATACTCACCTGCTGCTGCATACCGTGCATCTCCTGAATCAATCAGGGTATCTAGCACTGAAAATACTTCAGCATTTTGTAGCGGCTTGTACTTGTTGCCGACAATACCAAGTGGTATTACCTCACCTGCTGGCGTTGTCTTAACAACTGCCTTCTTGTTATTGACTGGTATATGAAAGGGTAATCCTTTACCTGGAATCTGATAGGTAGTGGTCACATCGTGTAGTGATACTGACCAGTCAAGTCCTGCTTGTCTGGCTACATCACTGGCTGATGTGGCTGTCACTGCCACACCAGATTTAGTCCAGGCTGATTCGTTTCTTACTGATATCTGTGGTCTATTAACTACCTCTGTGGTCATACAGATTGTTCCTCTGCTACTCTGAGCATTGCCCAAGTGTGTCCTTCATTCATATTCTCTAGAACTTGGCTTATCATTTCTTTTGCTGCCTGAGTAAAGAACTGTTGACGATTCTCCTCTGACATACCTTTGATTTTGTAGACACTTACTTCATTTACTTCTTCATTGATTACTGTCTCTAGTTCTATTACGTGTTTGATTATCATTGCTGTCTCCTTTATAGGTACTTGCTTATTCCGCCGTAGGTTGCAGTGCTAATGAGTTCATCATCGCACATATTGAGAACGCGTAAAGCATTCTCTATCTCTTCTTTGTTATCCTTGTATTGCCAGTCAGAAATTGATTCATAGTCTCTTATTGGTTCTACAGGTAACTTAACTACACCAGCAGGCAAATCAAAGTCAACATTTATTATATCATTATAACGAATATTGATTCGTATGTTTTCTGCTTTAGTAATTTTTGATAGTACTAAGTTTTGTGCTTGCTTGTTCCATTCATCAGTTGCAAGTTTGTACTTTTTATCTTCTGCTTCTTGGTTCTTGTAATTGTTTTCTAACTTAACCAATGATTGTTCAAGAGCCTCTATTACTTTGACTCTTGGAACTTTAACATTGATACCTTGATTCCGTCTTGCCATTGTGTCTCCTTTGTTAGTACCATTTATGCTTGCGCCAATGGGCCCAAGCCACTGATGGTTTGCCGTATCGATGTTCGATATACGCCAAGCCCCGAGCAATCTGCTCGGGCGCAGGCGTTTCTGGTTTTAGTTTTAACAACTGTGGTATCCCATACGCTGATGACTTAGGGTTAGCAGCAGTGTGGTCCCACGCTGATTCTTTACCCCATAGTTTTGCCAACGCACGGAATTCTGATTTGGTATCCCAATGTTCATACTGTGCTGACATCAACGCCTTCGCATAGTATTTGCTTAAGGACTTCGTCCATATGATTTCTTTCTGCACATTCTTGGGCGACTTGTTGCCTTCCATCCAATCGTCTACCTCTTGTATTGCTTGTGACTGATTGGGAAATACTGCGTATGACATTGTCAATACCCAACTGAATAGCACTGCTAACCTGCGCTTCATCTAGTACTCCATCTGTATATGCAATACCCAATGCCAATGAGGTATAGCCAGGTGATTGGTGTTGATATGTGTGGATAGATAACTTCATACATTACTTACTCCATATCTGGTCGCCTACTTTGTCCCACGCTTCTACTGATACTGGAACTGTTGCTATAAGGTCAGTTACTATTAGGTTTATAGCCTGCATTTCTTGGATTAGTTTATCTAACCATTGTCCTATCTCATATAGATTTAATAGTATATTTTCATCACGCATTTTCTATCTCCGTATCTGTACGTAATTTATCTAGTTCTTCAAGGCTGACGCCTCTTGTGTGTCCCATATAACTACTGGCGCACGGGTAACAGAAGTTCCTGTCTGATACATATTCATAGTTGGGCACCCATATAGCGGTGCCACACTTAAAACATTCTGCTTCTAGGTTAGTCATTGCTTCACTTTCTTAGGTCTACATTGTAGTCAAAGCAAACCTTTTCAATACTATCTTCGAGAGTATTGAAGAATAGATTTGCTGTTGCGTCATCCATAACGCCAAGCATATTGCCAGTAACTTCAAAGTTCCAGACAACTCCTTGTTGACTAGAAAATAATTTAGTCATTGATAGTCTCCTCTAGTTCTGTTCCAAACATTTGTTGCCAGCATTCAGGATGCGTGCCAGTTATTACCTGTTCACGCAGTGGTGCTGACATAGTCTTGAAAGAATCCTGAACATAATTGCCACGTAGATAGTGTAGCAATTCCTGTTCATCTACCATAATAGTTCCTGTCTTATGGCATACAGCGCAGCGCCGTGTAGCATATACGGTCATCATTGGCGTGCTCCCATTTCTATTTTTAATTTCCTGCGTAGGTCGTGGTATGCCTGCTCCCATTGATGGGCTTTGTATACAGCAATACCTGTCATAGTCATTGTAGATACCAGCGCTATGATGATTGCCAGTGTTGTCATATTATCTAAATACATAGTCGTGCCTCGCTTATCTCCGTTGGGTACCTGGTTGGGGTGGTGCAAAAAAAGGGAAGTCAGAGCAGGGACAGCGAAGCCCCTGCTCTGACTGGAGTTGCTAGGAAAGAACCTCTAACTCGGTGACGATTTGGTTGTCATACCAAGTTGGCTTTGCGCCGTTGCCGTTTTCGCGGACGGTGGTGGTCATATAGCCTGAGCAAGTGACGGGAAGTTCGTCAGTGCTGACTAGTAGTTCTTTTAGTCTTGCGACTATTGCTGGGTCATAGATGGTCACTTGGCGTGATGCTATGAAGCGTGAACGGACATTGCCGTCTGGTGTGTATTCAGTTTGTCTTGACTGAACTTGGCCTGTGACGAAATCTCCACGGACTTTGATACCCTTGAGTAGGGCATTGTTGAACTCGAACTTGTTTACTGTAGTCATCTTATTCTCCTTAGGTTATTGTGGGCGAAGCCCCTGTCGCTTGCGACAGGGCTCGCCGTTTCGGTTAGAAGCAGACTGGGCAGTCGGCTTGGTATTTGTTGTAGAGCAGGTGGCAGGATTGACAGACCACCTCTGAGTCAAGGACAGTCATAGACGTTTCTAAGTCCATAAATCTGTCTGATAGATTAGTGATAGGTGGAAGGAACTCATAGCGTTCTTCTATCAAGTTCCCGTGTATATCTCTGACTGGCTTGAGCAGTTTGGTAACTGAGCCAACCCAGTCGTGGCCTGATACGGTAGAGTCACCGTTAGAC